CTGTTCTGTTCGTTCGATCATTAGGCTACTTGCCTCCCTCGCTTCTCAAGGCGACTCATCACGTCGTACATGCGGGAAATACCCGTCGTCAAATCGCCATCACCCATGCCCTTGACTGCGGGAACTGTCATAACAAATTCGCCAGGCATCAACAATGCAGGAACACTGTCTTCATCGGGTACGCCCTCTTCTGGCATAATACCTCCAAATCTTCTTGGGTATTCTACGTCACCGCCATGTGCCGCCATCATTGGTCCTTGCTCCGGGGTCCGTGCCCGTAGCATCTCGGACACCAAGGTTTCGTCTTGGCGTCCCTTACGCTTGTAAGTGCCGGTTTCTGGGTCAAGGTACAAATCCCCTATGTCTGCAACTAAAAAAGCACCCGGATCTTGTCTGATCATTGATGCGCCTGTAATCGGATTACCAAATTCGTCTCGTGGGAAAAGACCGGGGTCCTCTTGTTCTGGCGTCTTAAACCCACCTGTAGCCGCCATAATACCCGTGGCTGCTGCCGCACCGGGACCAAAACGCCTCAAAAAGCTAATGTCCGCTTCTTTGCCATAAAAAGATTTAGGCATAAAAATTTCTCGTAATTTGCCTTCTGGACCAAAAACTTTTTGGCCTTCTGTTCCAAGCACTTCGAGAGGACTCTTTATAGCCGTGTCTGCAACCGCGTCTACACCCGTTTCAATCATACGGGATTTTGATGCTCTCAATGCGTCACTTGAAATTCTGCTAAAATCAGGGTCCCCCGGTATCGCTTCCTTGACCGCTTCGTTTAACGCTGTTTTTCCGGCTGTTTCTACAGTTGTCTCTGGGGTTTTTGCTAAGGCTTTTTCTATAAACCCCTCTTTTCCAAAAAAACCTTGACCGCCTGTGTCAAAAGCCCCTTGAAAACCTTTTGTAAAGCCTCCCGCAGTGCCTTTAAAGGCTGCACCCGCGCCTTTCAATACCCCTGCGGTCAAACCAGAAAGCAAAGAAGATTTCAGAGCGTCTTTCAAATTACCGCCTTGTATCAGGGTGCCAATGCCGCTTCCAAACATACCGGCTAACCCCACAGGCATACCAAATCCAGCTAAAACAATGGGTAAAACGATACTGGCTGTCTTCTTCAAAAACTTGCCAATTTTTTTAAATACCTTACCAACGCCTTTGAATATCTTCTTGAGGAAGCCAAACTCCATCAAACCCGTCTCAGGGTTGATGCTATTGGCTTTACTGCCTACGACGTATTGCTCGGGATCCTCGATGCCCGCTTCACGTAGTTCAGCAAAAATTTGTTCTTTCAGTCTGGGGTTGTTTTCAATCAGGGCTTTCGGTACGACTATCTCGCCCGTTTCTATGTGCGCGATACTGTCATCGCCAAAACGACCGTAACCGGCCATTTTACCGGCTACATCGCTGAAATATGCTATGCCCTCCTTGCCAAACTCGAGGTCCGCTTCTTCTCGTTCTAACGCCTCAATTTCTTCGTCGGTTTTGACAAACTCACCAATACCACCAGCGGGCACTTCCATCGGTTCTAGTTGTTCTGCTGCTTCAGTCATTTGGCTTTCCTGAATAGTCCGTTCAATTCTACACTTATTTTATGATGTTGTAACAGTTACACTGCCAATATTTGCAGTCGCCGATAGCCCTTCCGGATTAGGAAGGTTAGCTAACGCGATGCGTAAAAACCCGTCTTTTTGAAAAAGTGCCCCTACTTCTAGCCCTTTGTCATTCGTTTGCAACGCGGTCAACGTCATGTCGGTGGCACGCCAAGGTCCAGGATTATTGACCTGCTGCAAAAATACACTGAACGCACGGACGATTTCTGCCATAAATACGGGGTCGTAGTCCGTGGGCGGATTAGGGAATAACGGTTGTACCAGTCCTCTACTCATCGTCTTCCATCCGGTCTAACGTCTACGCGGGGCACACCCAGTCGCCATCTAACGCCGGATGCTGTGGATTCTACCCGCAAGGCAAAAGATCTGCCGCGTAGTCGTATGTCTTTCTCTGTTGTAAATTGCTCAACGGGCACCGTAGCTGATCTAGTTACCGCCTCGGTCGTCGTTTGATCATAGGTCGCGCCCGGAAACCGTCTTGTTTTCAAGGTAAAATTAGCAGATGGCGCACCCGCAGTCGAGCCATCAAAAGTCAAATCGGGTATCAAACGCCGCAAAAATACAAAGTTATTGCCTTCTTGTATTGACATTTGACTGCTTTCTATAAAAGCCGTGATCGGTGACGCGGGCGTCGTGGACCCGTCATCGTCATCGACTTCATGATTGTACAAAAATTTATCTGTACCTGCTGCGATCGGAAAGTCATTTATACCTCGATCGATCCAAGCAGTGCGTGCCAGCGTGCCAAAATACCACGTTTTATTTTCGTAGTTGTAGATCACGTAGCGGTCTATGTCGTCGGACGACGCCGAACAATAAAACCACCATATTTCAGAGTAACTGCTGTTCAGAGCGGCAAACACCTTGTCGCCTTGTGCAATGTTAAAATCATTAAATACATAAGATTTGACCGAGCAAGGCAGTGTCTGGACCTGACCGGTATAGATGTAAAATTCATCTCTGCCCATCCAGAACACAAAGTCGTCCACCGCTTTGGCCGCTAACGGTCCCTGGATAGTAATGTTTTCTGATATCTGGCTGATACCAAAAGTAAACGGCGGTCCAATAAACTGCATCGCGTGTAAGGATACATCGGTAAACACCAGTATTTGTTGCCGTGTTTCGATGGCAGTAATAATTTCCGAGCCCGATCCAATACGCAGTTCACCCGCAGTATTGGTCACTTCAGACTTCCAAACCGTAAAATCCTCCTGACTACTAAAACGTATTAGCAACGGATCTTGCGTACCCACGGTGGTCTCGCCATCACAACCAAACACGATGACGTGCCGGTCTCTATCTGAAACCATAATTTGTTTTGCGATTGTAGGTGTGGTCGCATCCGTGCTTAAAGAGCTTAGCGACGCGGCCCGTGTACCGGTGCCGACGCTCGTATCCCACCGGAATATCCCGCCATTACGAACGTTAATTAGCAAATCCTCACCAAAGTTGTCGTGAGTCCAGATACGAAGTTGCTCGCCACTTGCCGCAATGGAGCTTGCAGAGCCCCAAGTATTACGCCCCCAGGTGCTTGCGCCCCATCCAGTACCGCCTACCGTTGTGTCTAGCCCTGAGTTTACTTGATAGGTGCCAACCACCGACCCGCCGCCATTACCTGTATCAGAGCTGTTAGCGGTAACCAACGTTGGACTAAGTGCTCCATCGGAGGTAATCGATTGTATTGAGCTTACAGTCCGAGCTTGTATTGTGTATATGTTGGCGTTTGTCACTTCTACGATTTGGTATTCTTGATTGAGGACGTCAGCGGTAATTGTGCCCCCCAAGGTTGCCGCGCCACTGAATGTGACAAAATCATTTGCAACTGCGCCGTGCGCCGTGTCTGTTACTGTAATGGTCGAAGATCCGTTTGTGGCGGCAAAGGTCACGTCTCCAGCCGACGTCGTAGACCGGATTGGGGTGATGTCTATGTAGGCCCCACCCTCTTCAATGTAATATTTGACCGTGGTGCCAATACCTATGAATTTATCGCCAGCAAGCGATACAAAAGCGTGTAAAGCCCTGGCCGCTCCCAAATAAGTGTTAGTGCTGTTTTTTACCCATCCGCCTATTTTTTCAGGGACCGGCCCTCTAAAACGTATTTTATCACCATCAAACCAACCTCCTTCATTTGCATAGGATGTTGTCTCCCGATTGATTCCGGGTTTAAAAGCCAGTTTGGTGAGGGGCATTAGCTAACTTCTTCCCAAGATGAGCCGTTCCACTTTTTGCCTATCAGCGTTTGATCAATAGCTTCTAGCTCTTTGTAGTTTGAGGGGGGACTATCTAAAGGTGTTTGATACTCAGTAATTGCTTCGCATACGTTATCGCTATCAAGCTGTGCGTATATTTTAGACATATTCTATAACCTCCCAATAAATTTGAGTGGAACTTGTAGCGTAACTTGTGTTATATGCTCTATAACTACCTGCCGCAAAACTTAATGAAGTGGCACCCCCAATAAACCCTCCCATAACAAAAGAACTGGCTGCGTTACCATCGCCGGAGTTACCAGAAAGATTACCTGCCCCGTAACCGCTTGCAACACTTGAACTTAAAAATGACTTGTCCATATCAACCGAATTAATTGCTACATTCGTGGTTCCCCCAGCAGATAAAACTGTAGTGCCACGTTGTATTGATTTTATAACTTGCGTTCCTAAAACAGGCATAATCGTTTCCTATAATGAGTGCCATCCAATCGTTGAACCGGCATATACTAATTGGACAGAAGAGCCAGCGTTAAGCGTTCCATCTTCTGCGGTAGAATCAATATTTGAGCCATTACGCGCTACAGTCACGGTGCCAGATCCGGCGTTGCTTAAAACAACCGTATCGCCGTCACTCGGACTTGCCGGTAACGTCATCGTCGTAGCACTGCTCGAGGTTTGGACTATTTGCTCCCCCGCTGAAAGGTTGTCAGATGCGCTTTTTATTAACCAAGCGCCATATACACCCGCACCTGCTGCGGCCCAACTTAATTCGCCTGCACCGTTGGTTTTGAGCAAATAATTAGCCGTTCCGTCTGCGTCTGGTAAGGTCCACGTCAAACTCGAACTGACTGTGCTCGGAGCCTGGAAACCCACATACTGTCCGCCCGAGGCGTCCTGTAGCCTAATGTCACCTTGCCCCGTAATATCTACCTGTGTGGCGACAACAGTAGACGCGCTACTAGCACCGATAGGCGTGCCATCAACGCTGCCTCCGTTTATGTCGACGGTCAAAGATCCTGCCAATTGGTCCGACCCGACAGCGTCATCTGCTATCTTTGCCTGAGTCACTGCGTCATCTGCTATCTTTGCGGTCGTAATACTGCTATCGGCAATACCCGATGATCCTAAGTCCCCCCAAGTAGTCGCACCTGCCCCGTCTGACAGTGTAAGGACCTGCCCACTTGTGCCTACTGCTGCGGGTAAAGTAATCGTATAACTTGTCGTCGTAGCCGCAGCTTGGAGAGCGGCATACTCCCCGCCTGACGAATCCTCCAAACGAAGGTCACCCTGACTCGTAATATTAAGTTGAGTAAGCGACGCTGCCGTGCCTGTCGTTATAAAATTTTCTAGAGCTGCTAGAGCGTCAACAACCGCTGCGCCCGTACCGGCACCATCTAAATAAACAATCTTAGTTTTTGCATTAGCAATCGTTACGGTCGCACCTGAACCTTGTTTTATGATGATAGATTGCGAACCCGACGTGGCGTTTTCAATGAACATTACCCGGCTTATTGTTTCGGGCCCTATTGTAACGGTGCAGGTGCTATCCAAAGTTCCTGTGTATTTAAGGTACATGGACCGTGCAGCGTCAGACGTGCCATCATCGACAATCGAATCATGAGTATCCGCATTGGTTGTAATGCTTTCGGTGCCATAGCCTAAAGCTTCACCAATCAACTCGAGGTTTACGTTTGTTTTGGTACCCCAGGTCCCCGACGCTTCACCTGTTCCGATCTCTTCTAGTCGTAAATTATTTATGTAAGTTGATGCCATGTCTGATTCCTATGATGGTTTAACAGGCCAATCGTTATCGCCCGATCCGTCCATATCAGGCACTTTCAGATTAGGCCAATTACTGTGTGTCGTAATATCTCTCAATGCTTGCCTATATGTCTTCCAGTCGTTGCTCATAGTGACATCACTACAAGCCATCCAATCTGTCTCTGCTAATCTTCTGTTTCTCTCTTCTCTGTTTCTAGCCGCTGTCTGATCAGCCACTTCTTTCTGTACGGCTGCTTTTTCGCTGTCTGTCAGATCTTCTATTTTATGTAAATACACCACGCCTGATTCTATGTATGGATCTACGCTAGTGCTTTTCTGAGTCATCCTATCGTAAGAACGGCTCATCGTCACAGGCATTACAGAATTTTCAGTCATCCAATCAGCAGGTGGGCCAGATGCAGGAAAACTTATATTAGGAAATAAATCTGTATGTTCTCCTATTTTTTCTACTGCATTATCTTTTATCTTTGCTATTTGCATATTGTTACCTACTTGGAAATGCTTTAGTTGGGGTAGTAAAGTTGGAGGTGTATCTTGCTTTATGACTGATCCTAAACTCGTCTATATACCCATTTAACAAGTAACTTGTTGAATACCATCCTCCGATAGTAAAATATCTATCTGAGTAATTTCCTGTATAATTTATATTGCTTCCTATTTGAGTCCCATCAACAAAAAATTTAATAACGCCTGACGTTCTTACAAAAGCAACGTGATACCAAGTATTAGTGCTTGGGGCAGCAACAGCATTTCCTATAGTATTTGTTTGATTTTCTCCTGCCCCATAGTAAATATACCACTTACCTGTCCCGTCATAAGTTCCTAGTGCTGGCCCTCTTCCATTTTGAGAGTTTAAATAGTTATTAGAAAGTTGAAATATTCCTTGTCCATTTGAAGTAGTGGCAAGAAAATAAACAAAACACTCAATGGTGAAATCACCTTGTCCAAAGACAACAAAGTCATAATAATTTAATTTTATGTAATCACCAACTTCATCAAACTTTGCGCTTGCAGTTCCAAACTTTTTAACACTTGTATTTAATGAAGTATTGCCAACAACGTTTTCTGAAAATTTACTTGATGAATCAAATATACTTCCATTAGTGCCATTTACTAATAGCTCAGTTCCTGAAATAGCTGTTGTGGGGGCGGTAGGAGGTGTAAAAGCAGAAGTATAAATAGCTCCTCCATCTACGACTATTCTCACATTAGAGATATATCCACCAAAATAATGAGTATTTGTGTTATAACCAATCCTCACCACTTTCCCATTTCCAGTAGGTGCCGCATTACCTGTTGCTGATCCTTCTAAAGCTCCGTCTAAGAAAGCTCTATAAGTAGTTCCATCCCAAGTCAACGCAAAATGATGCCATGAAAAAAGGTCTATGGCTCCTGAACTACCGGGATCACAAACAGTTACATTAGTGCTTCCACCTTGATTCACAAGCACTCTCAAACCAGTAGACTCAATATCAATTAAAAAGCCACGATCTCCGCTAGTTGCAGCCCATCTATTCACAATGGCATGAGCATTTGAAGTATCACCGGGGGAAGAGGTCATGTAGAACCAACCATCAACACATAAAGAAGATGTATAATCAAAATCGCTACTTGATGCTACTTCTAAATACCCATCTACAGTTTGAAAAGCAGACATCCCCATCCCTACTGAGCCACCTCGAACAGAGGGCGAATAGGAAGAATCTGGAGCAAAAGGAGAAAAAGGCAAATAAATGCTACCTCCTTTATTGGTTGCGGTTACATTATCACCGCTATTGTCTTTATATCTACCGTCTTGAAAAGCAAGAAATGTTGTTCCTGATATTGCTGTTAGAGGCGATGTAGGGACAGTAAAGTTACTTGTATAAATACCTGATCCTTTAACTACTCTAAAATTTGAAATTTTCCCTTCTAGACTAAAAAAATGACCACTTAAAGCTTGGTATCGGTGAAATAAATTTATGTTAAAAGCACTTGTACCATAATTTAAGTAATCTGATGCTGAAGCACTTTGTACTCCATCAACATAAACATATTGAGTGTTGCTAATTCGTACTTGAGCAATATGAATCCATCTGCCAAAAGGATTAGATAATAAAACTCTTCCATTTGTACCTGTACTTCCAGTAGCAGGATAAAAATAAATATTTCCATCTTGAGCTACATCATAAAAATAACCAAGCTGTCTAGTTGTAGCATCATTATTGTCATAAACTACAGAAAATGTGTAACTACCAACCGTTGCAAGATTATTTAAAAAAACAAAAAACTCAACAGTATAATCACCAGTGCCAAAAGCCATAGCAGTAGTAGATTCGGTCTCGTATCCTACTTGAGCAGTAGACGTTCCAGCAACAAGAGGAGACACAGACCAATGACCTACTGGCCCACTAAAGGGACTAATTGTTCCTTGTACAACATCAGTAACTTCTGTAACAGTGCGGCTATTAGAAGAAGAATCTAAAAAAGTGCTATTGGTTCCGCCATCAGATCCATCAAAATGGTATAGCCCTGTGACTAAATTAAAGTCGTCATCTATTTCTTCTGTCGCGCCAGACGCAGAGATAAGTTTTTGCGCGATCAAACTCATTAGCTTAAATCCTGTGCCGCTACAAACCCGTAGAAGATCGTGCCCCCATCAACCGTTAGGAAACAAAAGACATCGACATCGCCCGATCCAGTGCTGAGTGTAGGGGCTGTACCTCCTGCCCAATCTACCGAGCCAGGCCAAGTAATAGTTCTTGCTGACGAGTCTTGCGTAACCTTTAATGTAAATCCAGAAGCATAACCAGATGCAGCAGGATTACTAAATGT